AGGGCCATCATGTGCTGGTTCATGATGAGTTGCCATTGGCCGCCGCCTCCGCAATAAACGTGGTAGTAGTGGATTAGTTTCATAGGGAAGCGATTGCAAAAAGCAAGACCAATAACAGGGCGAATCTGCCAAAAATCAAAAGCAAATCAAGGAAGGATTCGAGGTTCATGGGGGTAAAGTTACACCACCAAGTACTTCCCTGAGTTGCTGACCGCTAATTTGTTGAGAGCCACATAGCGCAGGGCATCGCAGGCGTGGTTGTACGAATCAATCGGCACTCCCGTGTCCTTGCCATCCTTATCCGTGGCCCAAGTGTACGAGCGGAGTTCTTTTATCAGGTTTGTCGAATCCTTGGTGACGTGCAGGTTGAAGCGCTTGACGATGTCAATCCCCTGCCTGACGCTATCAGGGCCTTTGGATGCAGGCTTGATGTTGAATCCGAGCCGATAGATTTCCTCGATGCTCTTGGGTTCTGCGCTATCAGCCACAATCTCCCACGCCCTTGTGATGCCGAACTCCTTCAACTTGGCGGCAATGTCCGAGTTGGTCAGCCCCCGATTGTACAGGAGTTCATGCACAAACAGGTCATCCCCCCTGCGGTACACGGCGACCAATGCCGTAGGGTCGTTGCTAAAGCCCCAGTCAAGCCCGTAGGCGACGAATTTCATCGTGCTTGGGTCTATGCTGTCAACCACCGAGAAGTCGCCGTATATCGCACCCTGTAGCGTTCCAACCTGACCGAGGCCGTAGACCTTCCACCAGTTGGCCCAATAGGCGGAGGTTTCCGCTTTGGCTCGGTTTAGTTCAATATCGTTTCGAATCGTATCAGGCAGGGCCTCGTTGTCCTGATACGTCAGGATAAGAAACTCCGCATCCGATTCGGGCAGGACTTCCGTGTGCGCCCAGAACTCATGCGTGGGGTTGAAGTCAATGAATATCTCTTGGCTGGTACGGATTGCAAGTTGGTAGTAGGAATCGAAATCGATGTTGTTGGCCTCGTTGATGTACAGCAACTGCCGCCTTGCTCCACGGAGGCGAGCCTCGGAATCAGCCGAAAAGAACTCAATCGTGGACCCGTTGGCGAAGTTGTACTGGAGCAGGGTCTTGTTCCACCTATCGGGAACCCACCTCCCCGTCCATTGCATAATCTTGGCGAAGTCCTTGATGGCTCCCCTGCGTAGGTGAGGCACGGATTCGGACACCACCGAAATCTCGGACTTGGGATGCTTTGCCGCATGGTCGATGAGAACCGCAAGGATGCCGAAGGTCTTGGACGCAGACGTGCCGCCTTGGATGACCTTCTTCCGGGCCTGCATGGCCCGAATCTTCTTGATTGCCGTGGTGTACTTAAACTCCATCCCCGAACAGGGGTTGCTCGATGTGAACCGTATTCTCCTGCTTATCCACCAAGTTGTTGAGGCGTTGCGTGATGGATGGGTTGTAGAACGAAAGCAGGCCGCCGATGATTTGGTCTTCCCTTATCTCTTCCCGAATCGCACGGCAGATACCACCGAACTCCTCGTAATAACCCTCTTTGTTCTCAAAATAGTGCTGAACCTCCCCGTAATTATTGCGACAAAACCGCTTGAATCCCTCAAGGGTTAGCGGCACTTTGCAGGCATCTTCCTTCTTTAACCCGTCCTTGCCGACATACTGCACCCGCTTCCATTGTTCGCCTTGAGCCTTGACATCCTCCTTGAATGCGGCCCATGCTTTCCCAAGGTCTTCGGGGGTTTTGAATATCCTCGTTGGGTGCATTAGTATTCGATTTTATCAATCAGTGCGTCAATCTTGTCCACAATTTTCATCTTCACGGCATAGCCATTTGGAGCATTGGAATCATCAATCGCACCAATACAGTCGCAGAGGGTCGTGATGACCATCATGAGCGAATCCATCCTCGCTTGAACTTGGGCTTCGGGGTCAGCCTTCGTTGAGTTCGCCAAGTTCTCGGAGTTTGTTTCGTGACCAGCCAAGGGCTGCCTTGCCACCCCAAAGGAGGTATGAGATATAACCGCAGTCCGAAGTGGAGTCAGCGTTGTCGTAGTACGTTTCTGCACGGCTGAGGTAGGAGTGCATCCGCTTGATGGTTTGCAGCGAGATAGGTTCACCCTTGGACAAAGTGGCTGCACGAACTTTGCCTGTCTGGGTAGCACACTTGTTGCCATTCCTCTCGTTGAGTTCGATACCCCGCTTGGCGTTATTGCGTACCCCTTCGCCATAATCGGCGTAGGACTCGAATGCCTGACGTTTGTGGTTGGCCCAAAGATTACCACAAACGGCAAGCCGTTGCTGGGCATCGGGAAACTCTGCGGTAGTGTTGGCGTTGGACATACAGCGTCCGAGGAATTGGTCGCTGGTTTCATTGCTTTGTGGGGTTGGTAAGGGCATGGGTAACGGTATGCTGGTTGTCTTGGGCAAATTGGTCTGCCTCTTGGTAAATGTAGGAGAGGGCAGATTTTACGCAGTCAGCACACCACCAATTTGTATTGGGTCTGCCGTGTGCTACGAGGATGGTCTGCAAGTCATGGACGGCTTCGGGGGATAGCCGCATATACAGGTGAGCCTGATATTGCTCCCAATAGTGGCGATGCTTGGTTGCAAGGATGAACTCGTCTTGGGTCATCGGTTGGTCAGTTGCAGGATGACCACGGTCAACCCGGCAGAGGCAAGGCCGTACAGGATGGCGGCAAGGATAACCACGACATTGAAATCAAAAACCGTGATGCCAAACATGAATCCAAGCCAAAACGATAGGCAGGTGACGCAGGAGAACGGCTTGTGCTTGGCGAACCAAGTCCGATACCACCAAGCGGGCAGGACGTGGTATTCGGCGATTGCGAGAGCGGCGAGGCTACTAACGAGTAGCGGGAGTATCAGTTCCATGGTTTAAAAGAATTGCGGCCTTGATTTTGGCCTTGGCTTGTTCTATTGAGTAGATGACCGAGCGGTAGGGGATGCCTGTTTCACGGGATAGCTTCTTCATGTTGCCCGTGGCCATGTGAAGTTTGAGCAATTCCTTGTCATAGGGGAATGCCCCCTCCTTGGCCCACGAATCCATCTCCGTTTCGGCGATGGCCCACATATCGTCAACGAGGGAACTGTACTCTTCATGGGTCATATCGGCATTGGGGTCGATTTCTTCGGTGGAATCGTGATGGCGGTACTTTTGGGCAAACTGGTTGTTCTTGCCTCGGTAGAGGTTCAGCAGCAGGCGCACAACGTAGAACTTGAAGTACCCCTGCCCGTGGATTTGCAGGATTTTGTCGGGGTCTTTTTCCAATAGGATTAACACGCACTCTTGCTCAAGGTCACGCCAAAGCGGGTCGCCGCCAGTGATGGTCAGGCAAGCCTTGCGAATTTCGCCGCTTCGGTGGAGGTCGAGGATAATCTGCTCCGCTGATGCCATGCGCAAAGGTATGCAAAAAAAAAGGGGGATGCGATTAGGCATCCCCCAGTCCGAATCTCACGGATTTGCCGATTATCGTTGGCTCACCGACTACCTAAGTAGCACTTAATTAGAAGTATAGCCACCGTATAAATGTAGCAAATAGTCCTGCGCATTGTGTAAAACTTGTCTGCGGATGTACTTGATTTCAGGCATCGCAATCATGTCCTGCTCGTAGCTCCGTTTGTTTTTGATGAGCGTGGAATGAGTTCGCCCGATAACTACCCCGATTTCGTGGTATTTGAATAGGAAGTCGTTGTAGGCGATGTCGGTGACGATGTTGCGGGCGAGGACATTCTCCCTCCTGCGATTCGCCGAGCAGATAGCACTGGGGGTGGTGTTGAAGATTTTGGCTACTTCCTGCACCATGTGGTGAATTACGCTGGTGGTCATGGCTTCGGGGGGGTTGGGTACATCCAATGAGTAACTTCATGCACCCACCATACATCGCCGTGGATGTTGGTGAAGGTTTGCGTCTGGTTATCCCTAAGCCAAGCCACGGCGTAATTGCCATCGTGCAGAGCGATGAATACCTCCTCCATAAAGTCGGGCATGGTGTTCGGGGTAAGGCGTGTCCATTCCATGGCTTAGGCTTTTTTGGCGTTAAGGATATGGCCAAGCAGTACCCAATTTACCCGAAAGGGGGAAATGGTTTCGGCGTGGTCGGGGGTGAGGCAAGTGGCACAAGCCTTGCGGATGTGCAGTTGCCAGCGGCGGAAATCGGTGGGGGTTGGTTTCATGGGGTTGGGTTTAGTAATGCGAAGATATACACAAATTAGGAACATTCAGCCAACAGCTTTTGGAAGTCCTCCAACGAGCGGATGACTACATACTTGTAGTCAACTGCCTCTACGACTCCCTGCCACCACTTTTGGGATAGGGATTGCCTGCCTCGCTCATCCTTGAACTCCAAGAACACGGCTCCCTTAGAGGATAGCCAAATCATATCGCTGACCCCGGCAACTACGCCCATAGCCTTCATTACGCTCCCGGCATAGGCAGACGGTGCGTTGTTGTTTACTGTAAACAATCGACCACGCTGGTCGGGGAAGTTATTCCAGTGCCACTGGAAGCATTCCGCTTGAATCTTAAACTCGCTCATTATTGCAGGATTTTGAATCGGTCTTTGTTGTGGTACACCCAACCCGGCTTATATCCCATAAAGGCAATAAATTGCAGGGCTTCCTCTTTGGTCTTGCATTGCGTGTGCAGCACCCAATAGGGCGAAATTACCTTGGCCTTTGCCAGTTGTGCCTTTTGATACATCGTGCTGGTCTTGGCCGCTTCCATCCCTTGGGCCTTGGTCATTAGGTGCAGGGTAACGGTTTCCGCACGCTCTTGGGGTTTGCGCTCGTGTTCATGCTTGCAATGCGGGCAGACCATCACGGCAACAGGAATGAGGGCATCGCAAGCTTTGCAGTTCTTCGCTCCGCCAACGCCATCGGACTTGCGCTTGCGTTTTTTCTTCAGCAACCAATCTCGGCGAGCATCCCAAAACCCGTGGTGGTTGACGTTGTTGCCAAAGTCGAGAATTGTGAACTCTCGCTTGGTTGCGGTGACACGGGAACCACGGCCCACCATCTGCATATAGAGGGGCAGGCTTGCCGTTGCTCGGTACAAGATGACTACCTCAATGCTTGGCTCGTCAAAGCCCGTGGTCATCAGGTCGCAGTTGCACAGGATAGCATCGGGCGTGTGCTTGAACCAATCCAGCACGGCGGACCGCTCTTGCTTGCGCATATCCCCATCCACATGGCGGGCGTTATGCCCTGCAATCTGCAAAGCGTTGCAGACCTCCTTGCTCGATGCGATGTTGCTGGCAAACAGAATCGCCTTCTTGCCTTTGCAGTGGCGGCCGTAGTTCTGGACAACGCCATCGAATACCTTACGCTTTGAGTACACCGAAGCCATCTGCTCGGTGTCGTAGTCATTGCCCTTCATGCGGATGCCCGACAAATCCATGGTCATGCCGTAGGTCAGGGGGCTTGCCAAGAACCCTTGGTCAATCAGTTCCTGCACCTGCACTGGATTGTGCAGG